ATACTGTAACATGTCTTCGTTAATCTTGTTTGAATATGCAGACCCAGGGTCTAGCCCAAAGGTCTCTACATACTCCATGTCATCTACTGGTGCTCCGCGTAGAGCCAAGTAGTTGTACGATTTCTTATCGCTCATTAATTTCTCCTTAGGCAAAGAAGTAATCAGATTCATAGATCTGTGTTACGTCTAGGTTGCCTAGCTCTGGTTGCTCTACGTCAAGGTTAGTAGCATCAGTAATGATGTTTTGTTGTATCAAGTCGTAGTAATTTTCTTTATCATACATTTCGATAAAGCTCTGTTTAGTCCTTGCTAATAGTGCTTCGACATCACATGCATGAGTGCTAAAGGAATCATGGACTGCTCCGAAATCACCGTTCCATTCCTCAATAACCAATGCCATATGACTGGCATCCTGACTGTGAATGTAGTTAGGACTGACACCACACATAAATCCGCGAATGTCTGGGGTCTTCGTAGGTACTCTTGCCACATGGTTCACTCCTTTGTGTCCTTTAGACTGAGACTTATAGCCACTTATAGTACCTCTACATTTTCGTGTAGCTGTAGTATAGTTCTGATAGATTACCTTAAACCCTGATGGTGTTACCCATGAGAGGTCGCTTCTACCGTTGCCATGTATCAGTTTACTTTTGTACGATCTAAGAAGTACTGTGAGTGTGTTGAGGTGTTCAATCTCTTCATCAGTTTTATCTTTCTTTGTGTACAATTCTTTCTGATCCTTGACCAGTTGTTTGTATTCTGGCCCAGCAGGTTCATTTTGATTATTGTATTTTAAATATTCACCTATCTCATACTGTGCTAGTTTTTGCAAGTATGCCATAGTATGCAGGGGTCCTGGGCATACAAGGTTGATTGCTTTAATTAGTAGCTTAGCTAGTTTATCACAGTCATCTTGTGTTATCCCATACTCTATGTGAAAGTCCTCTGCTTTACAATCAAAGAACATATTCTCAGCAATCTTCTTTGCACCTGCTGAGTATGCTCTTGTCATACTACCACGTTTAGATATAGCTTTTCTAATATGTTTCATTGGCATCTGATCAAGAATGTCTTTAAGTCTTTCATCAGTTGTCAAATGGTACAGCTGCTTAGCAGTCTGAACATAGAAGTCATGTTGTATATCTACTGGTATTAGCCCTACAAGCCTCCCTGTCTGGCTGTCTTTAGAAATAGCACCTAGATGCTGCCAACCATTGTTAGACCCGTCTATGGGCACTGGAAGGTGGCTAACGTGGATTCTATTATCTTTGACTGCTCTTTGGTAATCAAACCACTCAAAGCAACAGGCTAGGAATGACACAGATTTCTCTGCTATATCTGCTACGATACCTCTCCTACCCATTTCGACAATAACTTCCATGTTATCGTTAGTCCACCTTACCCTGTCCTCAAGGGTAAACTTATCTACGCTTATAGACTCTAGCTTTTCTTCTTCTAGGTATCCTGCGTAGTCAGCCTCACACCAGTCAGGTATCTCATCTATGTTATAACTCTGGTTGAATGTATTGGCTGTGTGTACAGCTAACCAGAAGAGACCGTCCTCTGTCATAGGTTTACCTCTAGCAAAGGTCATCATACCTCTGGCTAGGTCAGACCCTTGATAGTTTAGGAAGGACTCTGAGTAGTATAGCCTACCCCTATAGTCTGCTTGCATGAACTGATAGAAGACATCGTGATCATATAGCAGCTTAGCTTTAGTAGTAATGAAACCCCACTCTACTAGTTTGCTTCTTCGTTTCATTTCTTTAGCGTCATTATCATCTATTGGTGTTGATGACACAAATGAATCTTTGTTTTCTATAAGAGTATCATACACACGCTGGTTAATTCTCCATCCAGTGCGTTGTAGTTTGTTTACTGAAGTAACCCAGGGGGTTCCAATCATAGGTTCAAACCTTGCGTTGTCCTCTTCAGTCCACTCTTTAATTACAGGTTCACCATCTGGCTGTATGATTTTTGATATTCTATCCGGTCTTTCTAACACAGTATGTGTCAAAGAAATCCTCATCATTGCCTCTGGTATGTCAGCAAGATCTATCCACTTAGCTGTAGCTGATACAATATAACTAGTATCCCTTGTCTTTGGGTAGTATATATCTATGTACCCACAGTTATAGAATGCCTCTATGAAGAGATCACCCAACCTCACATGCATGTTCCAGGGTAACCCAGGGGGTTCCCTTTTGATTACACGTGCTATGCGTTGACCTATTGCTGTAGATACAGCTGTCAACTGTGCAGTCCCTGCAGGACTATCTGAGGTATCGTAGGTGAATCTCATTTGTATTGTTTGGAAAGCCACATTTATTAGTCGTGGCATTTCCTCTTTGTATTCTTTATACAATCTCAGAAGTACACCACCTGAGTTTGCCTTAGGGTTATTCGGATTAACCCTTGAGACCTTATCAACTAGGTACTCTGAGATGTTGTCGAATGGATTCATACAATCCTCTTTCTGTTATTATACTGTAAAGTATTCGTCAAAGCCACCAGAAGCTATTAGCCTAGTGGTTTTGTTGTTGTATGTAGCGGAACCTGCAGGTCCAGTGAGTCCTGTAAATCTGGACTTGAGTACTTTGAACTTGATTGTGTTTCGTTCAGACTCTGACTCTGCAACGAGGTTCCTTGAAAAGGCAACGATGTCGAACGAGATCTGCTTGATCGATCCACTGCCTTTGATATCATCGATAGATGCGAGATGTCCTTCCTCAAAGCTTTTACCCCCTTGTGATTTACGTAGGTGACTGATAAGTCCTAGCCACACATTGTGTTTCTTTACAACCTTAAGAAGGTCAGACATTACTTTGTCTATCGCTTCGTTACCAGACAACCCCTCAGAACCTTCCGATACCGCGATAGTAATGTGGTCAAGAACGAGGTACTTGCAACCCATAAGGGCCATGTATTCGATCTTGTCGATAAGAGATGCGTCCCCAACGGAGCCTTGGTGATCCAAGAGAACCAGTCGCTCGTCACCAAACACAGCTTCGTATCCTCTGCGGAGTTCATTCTCATCAGTTGTTGGAGGGTCCATGATGTTACGTTTAAGCTGCATGGAGATAAACTTTTCGGCTGTATCTCCAACACTTTCTTCCAGACTAATGAGTCCAACCTTATCACTTGTCTTAGAAAGAAGGTCAAGAACAATCTCTTTAATGACAGTAGACTTACCACTACCAGTGCCAGAGGTAAACAGAGTAATCTCACCATATCTTATCCCCTTAAGTTTTTCATTGAGTCCTGCAAGGCAATCAGGGTAAGGAACCGACTCAACATTCTGGCGTTCCTTGAGCTTTTCCCAGACTGCTTCGCCCATGACAATTCCTGCAGGGGACCACGTTTTAGCGCCCCATATACTCTCCACGACAGCATCGGATCCATGCTTAAGGAAGAGTTCTGATGGATCCTTGCACCCCTTAAGCGTTGCCACCTTGCATCTGCCCGTACCCACAATTCGTGCCGCTTTTTCCACTGCTTGTGAACCAGCTTCGTCCGAGTCGAACATGAGTATGACAGATTCATATTTAGATAACCATTCCCGTTGCGCCAAAAGGTTATTGACTCCTGAAGCACTGGGAAGCGATACAACAGGGTAGATCCTATTGTACTTTTGTTTATATGCCTGAGCAACAGCGAGTGCATCCAACTCCCCTTCGGTGATGACGAGCATCTTGCTACCCACCGACTGTTCCTGCCCGAATAGTTCCACATCTTTAAAATCTCCATGAACACTAAATGTTTTAGGTAGTTTTCGTTCTTTGTATGCTACGATCTTACCGTTCTTTGTGTATGGGTAATAGTGTGATTCCGGTAATCCTTCTGGAGTTATACTCATTTTTACATTAAAGTAATCTACTACTTCTTTAGAGATACCACGAGAAGAAATACCATAGCTACGATAAGAATCGATATCGGAGAATCTAGTAAGCTCATTAAAGGTGGCGGGTTCATAACTGTCCATTTCTGTTTCTACTTTCTTTGATTTGCCACAGCTGAAGCAGTGTCCTACTCCATCACTGTATGTTGTAAATGCATCGGAGCTACCACATCCAGGGAATGGGCAGGGTCCTCTAGTATATCTTTTATCATCCATCTAGTTCCATCTTTCTTCTTTCGCTTGACGATTCAGTTTTCTCTTGTAACTCGCTTCTCGTTTCTTGTTGAGTCTCTTTTGTTTGATCATTTTCATACTCTCGTACTCTGATGTCAAGGAACTCTCCTCCTCGTTTAACGATTCGCTTTTCAAGTTTGATGTTGTAAACTTTATTGTCATTGAATTCCTCATATACTCCTTGATATGTATCTAATATTGGTTTAATTACATTATCTAGATCTGCCCCTCTATTGGACAGACCTGCTGTGATATCAAAGGTAACTTGACCAGCCTTGAAAGGCCAGTCAGTACCTATAAGTTCATCACGAATCTGGTTCTGATACTCCAGGTAATCCGCTGACTTGAACGTTGTCTTCCCTCTTCGGTTCCACATCTTGTTCGCACTCAGGGGTTTGATTGAGAAGTAATGACTCATCTGGTTCATTCTTACTCACCTCCTTTAGTTCATCCCATGTAGTCAGCATAGTAAGTAGTTTACGACTAACCCAAGGATCACCTGCATTGTTTTCTTTCCAAGCTTTTTCAACAGCTGTCCATCGTTGTCCCATAGGGACACCCTCTAGTATTTTAGCAGCTTTTTTTGGTCCAATACCATTGATCCCTGGGATGTTATCACTAGTATCACCAGTCAAGCATTGTAACATTAAGTTTAGATCTGCTTGATCATCGTTAACAAACTCATGGGTTTTCTTAGTATAGTTGTAGTGATGACCTGGGATTTGTTTAAGGTCTTTATCAATACCACAGATAACAAAGTCCAGTTCCATTTCACGAGCTTCATAGGCCCAGATACAAACTAAATCATCTGCTTCCATACCATCTGCTTCTACTCCACCCCACTTTTCTTTCATATAGTTGTGACCGTAGTTGAGGGACTCTTTTATTTCCTCTTTTAAAGCGGGTCTCGTGCCCTTGTAGGGGGTGTAAAGGTCTTTCCGGTAGTTCCCCCTACCTTTAAGTGCTACACGGCACTCCTGAGGCCCTGAGAAGGCGTATGCGATACATTGATTTACAGTAGTATCGATTACTTTTCTGATCTCTGCTTTATCAGAGTTGCTATAAGCAGCCCTGAAGTAGATAGAGTCAGCGTCAATTAAGGCTAATGCCATTATCTTTTCCTTTTATCTGTAGACCACATCGATACCCCATGCCTTTACTTTATTTTCTAAAGGGTAGGGGTCGAATGGGTCTCTTTCAAATTGAACTGCTGCGAGTAGATGGAGAATGATGTATCCATTTGTAGTATAGTGGTAACGCAATACATCAAACCATTCTCTCGGTTCAATATCGTCTGGTTTTGGGTGGAAGGATACAGCGTACCCTGGGTATTCAATTGATGGTTCATAAGGCACTTCCTCTATATTAGTGGACATCTGCATAGCTAGTTCCGATAACATAATCACCACCTTCCATACAAGTTACACCAAACATTTCTGGACCTTTCTTAAAAGATTCCTGAAGTATTTCACCAACACGATCAGCATCGTCTGGATGTGCAACGTAAGCTATCTCATCATGGTAGAATAACCGTGGCTCTGCACGTAACCCTTCTTCATCAATTTTATTCATAGAATAAGACAAAGCAGATTTACATGTAATACCTTCTGCAGTTTGCAATAGGTAGTTAAGAGCTTGGTATTCACCAGACACAAACACAGGTCTACCGTCAAGTCCAGGGAACCATCCCTCACCTGAAGCATATTGTGTGCTGCGCCATACTTCACCTAGTTTATCTTTAAGTTCTTTCAACCCTTTGATTCCTTTAGCAAAGTCTTCACGTGACTTCTTGCCAGCATTAGCGTTGGGTTTACCAGTTAGGATAGAACCTAGTTTAGCATCACCAGCACCAAACAGATAAGCGTAAAGATAGTTCTTTGCGATAGGTCTAGAACAACCAAGTGCATCTGCATTACGTTGGTGTTGATCACCATAGATTACTTCATTAGTAAACTCATCGTTGTTTACATAGTGACACAGACCACGTAGTTGGTTGCCAGAACTATCTGCACCTACAACTTTCCAATCTTCATCAGGTATGAATAACTCACGTAACTCTTTACCCCAGGGGGCATTGACTCCTGGAAGATTTACGATTACTTCATGTCTGCAACGGAATGTTTGAGTACCAATAGTCCACATGTTACCATGTATACGTCCACCTTCTAGGGTTTCAAGCCAGCCTTTGATTACAGATGTACGGTTACGTAAAGTATAATACTCGCTGATCATTTTACCCATATCACCTAGTTTCTCTAGAGATGTATCAGTAATCTTTGGTCCTACAGTCACCCAGTCACGCCCAATCTTCTTTCGATTGTATTCGTCTGGCTTCCAACCGATAGTTAGTAACCATTCTTTTACAAGTTCCATAGATCCTAATGTGATCTGCTCTACTGTAAATCGTTGGAACTCTTTGTTTACCGGATGTACATGTGTATCTTCTGGTTTTACTTCTTTTTCATAGAAGTCTGAAAGTAAACGTGCAGTTACAGCAGTGTAGTCACCATTCTTTTTGTATTTAGGTGTCTTAGGTGTTTTATCAATGTATACCTTATGCGTACCTAATTGAGGATGTAGTACTTTTTCAATCTCGTCCATCCTAGTTTGCATAAGCTTAAGATTCTTGACTGCTTTAGGTCTATCAAACTTCCAACCACGGGTCTTTACACGGGCATTAAACTTTGCAGTATCATGCTCAATTAGTAAACCCTCTTTAATTGTTGGACGCTTAGCAGCAATTCGTTTGTACTCTTCTATAAGTTGATTAAACACAGCTACATTTAGCATCACATCTTGTACACAGTAGCGTAGCATTTCTTTAGAGTACCCATCCCAATCATCAAATTCAATCTTTGAGTTGTTAAGATGTTCACCCCAACCCTTTAAGCCATGCTTGTGGGGTCTTTTGTATTGCAATACTTGAGACATAATCCAAGTATCATATATTTTCTTATTATTTAGTTTCAAATCATACAGTTTTTCCATAACTAAATTATCAAATCCGATAATGTTATGACCAATCAACACTTCTGCGTTGTTTAATACTGCACAACCATCATCCATTCCTGGAAGAGAGTCATCATAATCACTAAATTTGTATGTTGTACCAGTGTCTATGTTGTGTGCTACAAGACACCATACTTTAGTTGCATCAAAACCATCTGTTTCAATATCATACACTAATTTCATAAGCTTTTCTTTCTAGGTAGTGTTTCTCTTTTACTGACCTGATTGTGTGACAATTAGCGCAACGTATGTCGCACTTACGAGCCTCTTTGATAATGTTCTTGATACTACAAGAAGCCATTCTATGAGGCGTATATATTTTATCTGTTGGATCTCTGTGATCCCATTGAAGAGCATAGGGGTTTTCATTGTAACCACAATCAATACAACCTTTACCAATTTTGTATCGGTCTAGTATT